GGCAGCAGCATGAAGCCGGTGGGCAGCTTCCCGGTGACCTCCAGCGATTCGCCGATGCGGACGTGGTGCTCGAAGTCGTAGACGGTGGACAGGCTGTAGTCGCGGTACAGCTTGAACATCACGTCGTGCGGGATGCCTTCGAAGTCCTCTTCGGTCAGCGGACGGTTGCCGCTGCTTCGGGTGAACCCGTGGGCGTCCAACTGCCAGCGTGCCCGGCTGTAGCCGTTGCCGCGGGTGACGGTGAGCTTCTTGTCCATGGCGAAGGGGACGATCTGGCCGTCTTCGTCGATGCACAGGGGCTTGGCCTTGACCACCGGAATGTCGCCGTAGGCGTTGGAGTTGTCGGTGGGGGGCTTGCGGAAGATCAGCAGGTACTCGGGCATGCCGACACCCATCTTGGTGCCGTCCTTGCACTGTTCCGTCCACGAGAGGCGGTGGGTCTGGGTGTTCTCGCGAACCACGTCGGTGACGATTGTCTTCATGCCCATGTAGGCCCAGCCGTGCTTGACGAAGGCGCGGGTCACTTCCATGTGGAACGGATAGACGGTCTGGAAGCCGAGGCCGGTCATGCCGCCAGGAACGATACGATCCTTCACGTGGATGCAAGCCAGGCGACCGGGAATGGTCACGCGCAGCATTTCCGGGATCAGATAGTCCATCTGCTGGAAGAAATGCGCGTTATCGTCGGTGTGCCCGAAGTCGGCGTAGTTCGGCGAGTACTCGTACTGGGTACTGAAGGGGATACTGGTGATGGTCAAGCCGACGCTGTTGTTTTCCATGCGGCGGGTTTCGAGCACAGTGTCATTGTTGACGATGGTGTAGTCCTTGCCCTTGATCTCGATGCGTTCCACACCCATGGAGCGGGTGAGTGTCTGCGCCATGGCGGCGATGGACAGGCCGTATTGCTTGATGATCTCGGTCATGCGCTGAACCATGGTGTTGTGCTGCTGCCACTTCCGTTCCAACTGGCGGCGGATGTCGCGCTCGGCCTCGGTGTAGATCAGGTCGATGCGCACACGGCCTGTCTGCAGGAATCGGTGCAGGCGGTGAATGGACTGGATGAAGTCGTTGAACTTGAAGCCGATGCCCAGGTAGATGGCCCACGAGCAGTGGCGCTGGAAGTTGCAGCCGCTGCCTGCGATCACTGGTTTGGCAGCCAGTTCCTGGAACTCGCCGTCGCTGAACTGGACAATCGCGCGCTCGCGCTCCTCCAGATCCTGGGCGCCGTAGACGCTGATGGCGGTGGGGATAGCGGCCTCGATCGCGTGGCGTTCCGCCTCGAGGTCATGCCAGATGATCCGGTGAGCATCTGGAGCCTCGGCCCGGATCTCCATCAGTTTGGCGATCCGGGCAGTAAGGCTCTCGCGCTTCTCTGCGGCGGCGTCCTGCACGCCAATGGCGGTGTTGCGAAGCAGGCGGCCCTGGCCGTTACGCTCATGGCCAGCGTGCGAGTGGTCGGACGGTACTTCGTGCCAGCGGATGTCCAGTTCCGGTAGCGCGTAGCCTTCGTCGCTGAACCCGAGGTCGCTGGGGCGCTGAACGAAGATCGCCCAGGACGCCACCCACATCCAGAACTCGCCCTCTTTGTGGGCATGGATGGTGAGTTGGTCGGCCTTCTCAGAGTTGCGTTTGAAGAACCTGGTCTTGGCCTGGCCGACATCCATCACGCCGAGGAAGGCCGAGTAAGCCAGTAGCTCGATGTATTCGTTCGGGCTTGGCGTGGCAGTGGCCACGTACCGGTACCGGACGCCATCGCCGCGGACGCCGGCGGCGCGATCGTCACCAGCGAACAGAGCCATGAACTCGCGGAACGTCTTGCTGCCGCCGAAGCCGCGAAGGCAACTGGCTTCGTCCAGGCTTGCCACGCTGAACCGGCGAGGGTCGAGCTTGCCGTCGCGGACGGTCTCGTAATTGGTCAGGTAGATGGTGGCGGGGTCGTCTACCTCGTCGAAACTGCGGATGAACCGGACGGTGATGCCGAGCATCGCGGCGTCGCGGTAGAACTCCTGGCGCACACCCAGCGGAATGGTGATGAGAGCGTAGCCGCCGGCTAGGTCGCGGGTGACGCGCACCACCTCAAGCTGCATTACCGACTTGCCCAGGCCGAAGGCCGCGAAACAGGCCGCGCGGCCTTGGCGCACCAGCCAGGTGGCGATGGCGCGCTGGTGCGGCTTGAGCAGGGGGTTGAAGGCCGAGGGCTCCACTTCGAAGCCTTTCGGCTCGGCGAGGCGGACCTTCGCTCGCAAGAAGTCTTCATAGGCGGTCATGCTGTTTCCTTGAGGAACGGCACGCACCGGACGCCGCCCTGCCTGACGCGGGCGGCCCACGAGGCATGGTTGAATCGCCCACAGGGCGGCGTCCGGTGCGTGCTTGCTGGAAGAGAAAGCGCCCCGGGTGGGGCGCTGAAGTGGGATGGCTACCGCTGGCGCAGGGCCTGGACCAGGTACGGATCGACGTCGGGTTGCCGCAGCAGCCAGGACTTGTAGTCGCTCGGGACTTGATTGATCGGCGTGCCTTTGTGCTTGCCGTAGGGCATCCCTGTCGGGACTCGCGCGGTTTCGCTCAGGCGCCACACGGCGTCCCAGGAGCCCAGTAGGCCGGGCTGCACCTGGCCCACGTGTGCCAGTAAGTGCCCGAGCAGCCGCGTGCAGTTCACGACATCGTCCAGCGCGGAATGCGCATTGCGCACCATCTCCCGGCAGCGCTCGCGTTCCGCCCTATGGAAGTGGTAGAGCATCGCCGATTGCGTGTGGCTGTCGAGTTCGGGGAACAGGTACCGGCTGAGCGCCAGGGTGCAGATTCGCGGAATCTCGGGCGCTCCGGCCATGCGCCAGTCGAAGTCGACGTTGTGCCCGATCAGGTACGAGACGTTGGGAGGCAGGCTGAACTCACTGCTGTCTGGAGCGTCGATCAGATCCTCGGGCAGGATGGCGTGAACAGCCATCGCGCCGAGACTGATCTCCACGCTCGGCCTGTACAGGCTGCGGAAGCAAGGGTAGTGCTCCAGGGCGGCAGCCTGGAAATCCTCCAGGCGTTCCGGCAGGGACAGCCAGGCCGCTTCGATGATCTGATCGGTCTGGTGGTCGGTGCCAGTGGTTTCGGTGTCGAGAACGATGGGCTTCATGGGCCCTCCAGGGGTAGAGGCGGCCATCCGAGTCCGCCTTGAGTTGGGGTCAGGCCGCAGCCTGGTGTTGCTGGTCGGCGAGTTGCCCGGAGTTGATCCAGGCCGCCTGTAGCCAACTCGGCGTCTTCGCCATCGGTTCCTTGAGCGTGCCGGCGACGATCAGCGTGTCGATCTCGCCGCCGGCGGCCAGGCTCTGGAACAGCTTCATCGCCTGCTGAGTGCGGGCAGGGACATCCAGCACGTCGAAGCGATCCAGCAACGCCAGGCGCAGGCCGGAGATCGTCGCGATGGTCAGGGCCAGCGTCGCGTCGCACCGCCAGCGTTCGGACTCGGACAGCAGGCCGTACAGTCGACCGCCGAACGTGACATCGATGTCGGCGCTGATCTGTACCGGCGACCAGCCGGCGGTGCCGGATAGGCGCTGCAGCAGCTCGTTCACCGGTCCGATCGCATCGGCCAGGATCTCCGCTGGGATGCCCGCGGGCGATAGGGCATCGGCCAGGGCGCTCCAGGCGCAGACCTCGGCGTGGAATCCGGCGGCCTGCTTGATGACGTCCTGGCGCTGGGCGGCAGCATTGAACGCTTCCTGCAGCGACTGCACCTTGGCCTGCTGCCGGTCACGCGCCTGGCGCAGTTCGTTGATCGCTTGTTCGCCGTTGGCGATCGCCTCGGCGCTGGGCGCCTGGGCGGTTTCGGCTTCCAGGGCGGCGGCCTGCGCGGCGGCGTCTTCGCTCTCCTTCAGGTCCCGCCGGCTGTTGGCGACGGCCCGCTGAGCGCTGGCAAGATACCCGCGGTACTCCTCCAGGCGTTTCGCCGCCTCGGGATCGGCAACCTTCGCCGGTGGCTGGTGCGCGACCAACTGGCCGGCCTGCAGGTCCACGGCGCCCTGGCAATGAGGGCAGGTCAGCGGCTGGTGGGCGGGCTCGCCGCTGGCGGCGGCCTCGGCTGCCATCACCTTTTCCGACCATTCGTCCTGATTGGCCTCGTCGGTTGCCAGCTTGTTGCGCCGGCGGTCGGCCAGCGCTGCGGTTTCGCGCAGAGCGGTGATGCGGCTGGCCCGCGCCTGGGCGTCGGCGTGGGCGCGCTTGCTGGAGCCCAGGGTCTGCTGGGCCTCGTCCAGGTCCTGGGCGGTGGCTCGCAGTTCCGCGCGCGCCGATTCCAGTTCCTCCTCGCTGACGATGACCGGCGGCGCCTCCGGCTCCCACCCGTTCGCCTTCTCGCTGCCGTAGTTCTCGCCGGTGACCGCTTTCCAGGCGCCGCGCGCTTCGCTGGCGTAGTCCTTTGCCTGGCCGACCATGGCGGAGAACCCGGAACGGAGCAGGGGCTTCACCTTCTCGAACAGCGCCAGGTCGATGCCCTTGGCCTTCAGGCGCTTGCCGACCTCGGCCGGGCTGGCGCTGGCGCCGGTCAGGTCGAACAGCACCCGGCGGCGATCTTTGGCGTCCAGAGCGGCGAAGCGGCTGGCGTCGAGCACGAACGGCAGGAACGGCGAGTCGGCGAGCGGGGAGCCTTTGCCGCTAGGCAGCGCGACCCCGCAGGCCTGAACCTCGCCGGCATCGTCCAGCCACTCGACGCGGGCCTCGCCCTTCTTTGCGCCCTCGGTGATCAGTTGGCCGATATGCTGCTTCTGTGCAACGCGGCCGGGCTTGCCGGTGAAGGCGTGGCTGATGGCGTCGATCAGCGAACTCTTGCCGGCGCCGTTGTGTCCGGCCACCAGGAGCACCGGCGCAGAAACATCAAGGGCCGCATGACGCAGCCCTTGGAAGTTGGTGATTTCGAGTTTCGTGATGCGCATGGCTCACTCCAGGTCGAGGGCGATATCCCCCGGCTTCTTGACGACGCGGTAAGTGTTCAACTCGCGGGATTCCTCGTTTTCCTGCTCGAGCACGATGACGCCCTGGTCCAGCAGTTGGAGAATGACGCGCTCGGCTTCCTCGGTGGTGAGAGCGAAGCGCGATTGCAGCCAGGCCGCGTCGAACACGTCCTTCTTGGTGGCGACGCCGATGGCGATCTCGCCCAGGGTGTGGCCGGCGAAGCGCTCGACGGTGAGTTGCGGCAGCTCTTGGAACTCGGCATCGACGACGTCGCTGTCGTCTGCTGGTTGCATACCGCCCCAGGCGCCGGCGTCTTCCATGTCGTGGTCGCCGCCATTCAGGTCCAGCGGGTTCTGGTCCGGGTCAGGCTTGACCTGGTCCATGCCCTCGGTGAACTCGTTGGCGCCGCCGATGATGAGCAGGCAATCCTTGTTCACCGCGAACAGCAGGTCCTCCTTGTGAGGGCTGCTCGGATTCACCACGAATACGGCCTTCATCTTGTCCTTCGCGGTCATCGACTCCAGCTTGCCGTAGACCGTGTCGCGGTCGCCGCCGGCAATGGTGTGGACCGCGATGGTGGCGGCATTCCGTACCTGGCGCTCCAGGCGGTCGATGATGTCCTGCTGCTTGGCCTCGGGAAGCTTCTGCCAGCAGTCCGGCATGATCCGGATTTCCTGGATCAGTCCCTGCAGCAAGCTCTTGCCGAGCGTGTCGGCGGTCATGTTCATGAAGTGCGGGTTGTTGCTCATCGGGAATGGGTCCTATTCGTTGGCGATCCGTTCCAACTGCTCGAGTTGGGCGTCGCTGAGGTAGGTGTGGGCGCCGTAGCGCTGGAAGTTGCTGCGGAGGTCGGCCAGGAACTGCTCGTCCCAGTCCGTAGCGGCGTTGAGCTCGGCCGCGCCGAGTAGCGCGGCGAACTCCCCGACTTGGCCGTACCGCTCAAGGACAGTAAGGCTGGGCATGGCCGGTTACTCGAGATTGAGCTCGTCGGTGCCGGTGTCCGGCTGCTGGCCCGGGGCGGGTTCGGTGATTTCGCCCGTCTCGGTGTTCACGCCGTCCGGCGGAGAGGGCTCGTCTCCATCGTCTTCGGCGGCGACAGCCGGCGGCGCCGGTTCTTTGTCTCGGAGATCATCGACATGCACCGTCACGGTTTCACCCTGGATATCGGTGTCCCGCGGTTCGATGAAGTCGTTGACCTCTTCGACGGTCTGCAGGCCCATCAGCAGCTCAGGCGCATACAGGCGGCCCAGTAGGCTGGCAGCGCGGTAGCGCAACATCACCTCGGGCATGGTCTGCCACTTGCTGCCGTTCTTGGTGAGCCAGCCCTCGTCGAGCGCCATTTGAATCGACACTTCGGGGCTTTCGATCACGGGCACTCCGTACTCGCGGCACAACTGGAGCATCGACTTTTTGCGAAGCTCCTCGGGGCTGAAGGTCGGGATTTGAACGCCCCTCTCGGTGGTCCAGGCCGTGCAGGTCTGATGGCGAACCTTGATGGTCTTCGTCTCCTCGACCTTCTGCTTGTTCTTCCAGGTAGTCGCCTTATAGGAAACCTCCTGCTCTTTGCCCGGCTGGCTGAGGTCGTAGCGGAGCGGGTTGAAACGGCCGCAACTGTTGATCGAGGCGATGATGAACTGGCTGGACCAGCTCGGCCGGCCCTCGATCACGTACAGGTTCTGCATCACCATCAGCGGATCGGCGCCCATACGCTGCGCCATGTTCAGAGCGACGATGCAGTTCGGCAGCCCGGCGCCGTTCGGGGTGTAGCCGGTGACCTTGCCGTACTCTTTCACCTCGGCGAAGGCGCGGTACTGCACCGGCACTAGGGTAGACGCGCTGAGCGCCTTTGCGACGCGCTGGATCTGGTCGAAGCCGGCGCCGGTGAGGAGGGACATCGGCGCATCGTTGGTTGACCTCGCGACGGCGCTGGTCTTCAACTGCTCCAGTTGGGTGGGTTCGCTCATGCTGCTGTCTCCTTGTAACCCATGAATTTCCGGTACTCGGCCTCGGTCGCAACGCTCACGACGCGGTGCTCGTCGGGCTTGTCCGGCTTGTTGTGCTGCTTGCGCTGGGCCTCGAGGAACTGGCCGCGATCCCAGACGCGGTGGTGGTTGATGACCTCGCGGCGCTTGCCGGCCGGGTCGGTGAGGCGGACGTACAAATCTTCGGATTTCATGGCGATCCTCATTCGTGGTATGGGCAGGTCCGCCAGCGCGGACAGTACTTCGGGCTGCAAAGTGGGCTTTGCGGGTTCGGGGGGAAGAGGCCGGTGCGGAACATGTCCGCCGCGTAGTCGATCAGGCCGCGGTGCGACTCGCTGCCGGCCATCATCTGGCGCGCACCGACGATCTCCCCGACCGCCGCCTCGGGCTTGCCCTTGGTCTTCAGGCCGATGATCTCGGCCGGCGCGGTGATCGCATCGCCGGTGGTGTGCTCGTAGAGCAGTTCGTAGGTGCCGATCTGGGCTTTGTGGCCCTTGGTCTTGGCCACGCCCTGGCTCACCGCGGCGCCGCCGGTCTTCACGTCGGCGATGCCGACGCCGCAGCTATCGCGCTTGATGCGGGCCCGGTCGAGTTGGCCGGTCAGGCGGACAAGGATGCCGCCACCGCAGTCGATCTCCATCGGCTTGGTCGTCAGCTCCACGGCCACGAAGTCGTAGCGCGGGCTGATGTCGTTGCAGTACTTCGTGTGCAGCGTCAGTCCGGTGGACTCGGCTTCGCGCGGGCTGATGTCGGAGCCGCGCCAGTCCACTTCGAAATCGGGCTGCTGCAGCGTGTGCACCAGCAGTTCCGAGGCGTCGTAGGCGCTGATCGGCTCGCCGTTCACCCGTGCCGCGTCGAATGCTGCGGTGCTTGCGTGGATCGCGGTACCGAGCAGCGCCCGGGGGGACGAAGGGCTGCGCATCTTCAGGAGGTGTACGCCCTCCCACTTGAACGCGCAGTCGAACAGCGCGCCCCAGGACGAGGCGCGCACGGTGATGGTTTGCATGGTTGGCTCACTTCCCGGCGATGGGTGCCGTGGCGGGTTGTTCGGCGGTGATCAGACCGCCCCAGGCAGGGGCGAAGATGAGCAGGATGTAGAAGGCGGTCATGGCCAGGGCGCCGAGGAGGGTGGCTTTACGCTTCGCGTTCATCGAGAGCCTTCCTGGCGAGCATGTCGCGCTTGCTTCGTTCGAAGGCTGGACTCCAGAAGCGGAAGCCATCCAGCCAATGGATCTCGCGCCCCTGACGACGGAGTCGGCGGGCACGCTGGGCGCCCACCGCGCGCAAGCCATAGGTGCTGCTGAAAAACCTGGTGCGCAACGCCTCGATACTCTCGGCAGGGTCGTACTTCCGATAGTTCCTGCTGGGGCGATTGCTTGCCAGCCACTCTTCCAGCTTTGCCTTGGATATCCGGCCGCCGGAGAAGACGTAGCAGTGATGCAGCTTCTCGATTGTGCTGATACCGACTTGTACGGTTGGCTCCGGCGGGCTGGGGTGCGCTGCATCCCAGACCTGCCCATGGCATTCAAGGGTGCCTCCGTCATCCAGCCGAATCGTGAACTTGCGCCCCGCGAAGGCATCGGTGGAGCCGGGGACCTCCTTGAGGAAGTCGTAGAACCCGCTGTCGTTGGCGATCAGGTGGCGGCCACGCCCGCCCCAACCCGCAACCTTCTCGAACTCTCCGCAGGAGTAGACGAACTCGGGCATGCGGTCGATGACCACGAAAATCTGGGTCATGTACGCCGATTTGTGCTCAATGACGTCGATGATCTGGATTGGCTCAGCCACGGCGCACCCCCAGGCACTTCCGGCCTTTCTTGATGGTCACGGCCATGCGGCGCGGGAGATTCACCACCAGGGTCTCGCGAGGCAGGCCGAGTACCGCGGCGATGTCGGCGCCGGCAGGCATCACCAGGTCGTCGAGCTGGTCGTCGATGATCGAGCGAACGGGGCGGGTGGTCATGTGTTCGTGCTCCTGAGTTCTGCCCAGCGCGAATCCGCTGCGGCGTCGAGCCGGCGGCGCATGTCGTCGTAGAGGCGGGTGTCGATGAAGTCCACTGCGTAGGCCAGTTCGATCTGACCGTGGAGGAAGCTCTGTTCGGGGCGCGGGAAGTGGGACCGGCGCATGGCCGTGATGCCTTCCTCAATCATCCGAACCGCGCGTTCATTGCTGAAGGCCATCGTCGTCCTCCTGCTCTTCGTCCTCGTGCTCCGGTTCCGGCTCCGGCTGGTCCCAGAGCGGGTCGACGGCACGGTCGTAAGCGAGTTGCGCGTTGCTGAAAGCCGCGCGGTTGCGGCGCTCGCGGTATGTCCACATCGGGATGCTCTCCGTGGTTCACCTGCATTCGGCAGCACCCAGGCACACGGCAGTCGTGCCCGGTGGGGCGCCGTGGTGGGTGCTCTCGAATGGGGGTTGAAAAAAGCCCGGCCGGAGCCGGGCAAAGAGGGGGAACGCTGCATGCGCAGCGGGGAGTGATCGGCGCGAGGGCGTCCCCTCTGGCTCCGTCCGCGCCACCAGCCGGCGGCGTTGCTCGTTGGCTCGCCTGCTTACGAGGCAGGTGCCTGACTCGGCTGCCGATCACTCTCCGCTACGCCCTGGCCGTGCCAGGAGCGGAAAGAGAAGGGCGCCGCCAAGCGCCCTGTCTCCACTTACATGCACCGCCTTATGTGAAAGCGGTTGGGTACAGGCTCGACCGCATGTTGGCGATCTGCCGTTGGGGCTGGGCTACATGTCGAGATCCTCCGTTGTGCGCGCCGTTGGACCGGCGGGCGCTCGCCGTGGGTTAAACGCCCGGCAATGGGCCAGGCGCCGAAGTCAGGAGATCGCGGTGCAGGCCCGCAACGCGACCGGTGCCGATTGGCCTTCGATCCAGATAACCGCCGCCCCGCCAAGCGACACGCTGGCCCGGCCGACGGTGCGGGTGCGCTGCGGTTCGGCCCCGCGGTACGGGCGGTACTCGATCAGCGCGGGCGCCGGGTGCTCTCGGTTCCAGGCCTCGACCAGCTCCGCCGGCGGCACCGGTCGGACGTTGCCGATCTGCTGGTAGATCTCGGAGCGGTGGATGGCGACGTCGTCCGGGGCGGTGATGCCGAGGCGCACCTGGTCGCCCTGGCTGCCGAGGACCGTGACGGTGATGTTGTCGCCGATATGCAGGGTTTCGCCGGGTCTTCTGGTCAAGATCAGCATGGTGTGACTCCGTTCGGGGTGACGGCCACCTCAGGAAAGCGGCGCGAGGTAAGCGGTCAGTACGGTTTCTCGACCTTTCCTTGGTCTTGCAGGCTCTTGACCTTGAAGAGCTCAGAGAGGATGTCATCCATCACCTTGCCCATCTGATTGCGCAGGCCGTCCTTCAGGTGACCGGTGATGTTCACGGCGCTGTCCTTCATCTGCTTCGAGAAGTCTTCGGCGCAGATTTGCGTCATCAGGTATTCGGCGCGGGTGACAGAGTTGTAACCGCCATCGGCTCTACCTGTGCGTGGATCGACCTTCGCAGACCAATAGCCGCTTACAGTTCGCTCCAGCTCTTTGCGAATGCTGGTCGGCTCACCTTCCGGCTGCCCCCAAGCGGTGACGCGCTGGTAATCGCGCTCGAAGCAGTTGTGCACGGTTTCGTCGATTGCTTTCTCGACCTGGGCCATTGCGCGTTCGGCGAAGATCTTGTCGATGCGCGATTTCACTTCCCTGGCAATCAGCCCTGAGAGTTCGCTGTCATGGCTCAGGATCTCGTCTGCGGCTTTCGCGACGATGGCGGCTTTCAGGTCTTCTTCATTGATGTTCAGCATATCCGTGCCCTCCAGGGCTGGTGTTCGGTGACTTTGCGGCGTCAGCCCAGGCGATCCGGGACGACCTTCATTGCCTCGGCGACGAGCTTGTGGGCCCCTTCGGAGTCCACCGTGGCGAACCCCTTTTCGGCGTGGTCCCACTGCTCATCCTCGTCGCCGGGGAAGCTGCTGCACGCCACTGAACAGACGCCAAGCCCGTCGGGCTTGAAGTAGAGGCGCACCTCTGGGCCGTCGTCCCCGCGATCAAGCATCACGAGCACCTGGCCCAGGTCTTCGAACTCGAAAAGCTTCGCGAACTGCTTCATTGGAATTCCTCTGGTTGGCTTCCCAGATGCCCCTCGGGGGAAGGGCATCGAGGAAATCGGTGTTTCTCCCGCGTTCGCCTACTGGGCTTCTACAACCCGCGGGTGGTGCTGTCCTCACCACTGCCGATAGCAGCTCGGACTCGATGTGTTTGGCCTTGGGCTTCCCTCGCAGCGCCTTCAATCGGCATAGAGCGCTGGTCGTCGGGGACGGTGTTTCACTCCACGCTTGACTACAGCCCGGCGGCCTGGTGAGTAGGGCAGGTATGCGTGGGTTGCCGATCCGAACATCGGCTGGGCTTAGTGCTTCATGGGCTGGTTCCTCCTCTAGTGATGGGGTGGAGAACTCTCCGGTATGGAGCAGGTCGATCCCTCTTCGGGGCCTGGAACCGACTTCCCTCGGTCCGTGGTATCCGGTGAGTCTCCGGCTTGTTGGCCAGCGGTGTTGTGCTGGCGTTGAGCAAATTAAACATGGCGTTTATTCTTGTGTCAACACGAAATGTTTATTTCCGTTTATAAATTGAGGGCGGAGACGCCCATGGCTTTGGGATAAGGCCTGCGCGTCAAGAACTTGCGTTAGGATGCTGGCGTTGCCGGGATGGCATTTTTTAAGGAGATGGTGATGCGGATGATGTCTCTTGCTGCCGGAGCGCTAATGCTGCTGACTGGCTGCGAAGTGTCTCAAGACATGGCTGTTGAGAAGGGAAAGGACATGGTGGCCTCGGCCCTCAAGGACCCAGATTCAGCAAGCTTTTCCGGGGTCTACATGCTTGAGACCGACGTTATCGGTGACACTCATTACGGGTACTTATGCGGAGTAGTGAACTCCAAGAACTCGTTCGGTGGATACACGGGGAATCGTCGGTTCTCTGCGCGCTTTCAGTACTCGACTGGCGGGCAGTTGGAGGTGAGCTATCTGCAGCTAGAGGAAGGCCGGAACGCCAAGGAAATGTCCGATGGCGTCACCTTTTTCGAATCCTTTTATTGGAGAAAGCGGTGCCTGCAAGGAGAGGCGCAGCCCGTAATCACCAAGGCGCCAGAGCCGAAGGGGAGCTTGATGGCGCTCCAAGTCGGGCAGCGCTCACTGCCTGCCAAGCAGAAAATAATCACCCGTCTTTCGCCCGACTTGACTGCGGCCACTTCACTCCCAATTGAAAAGGGGCAGATCGTTACTGTTCAGGAGGCTAAGGAGGGCTGGATTCGGATCTCGAAAGACCCCGCGAGTCCACAGTGGATTGTTCCAGAACTTGTGGATTGGGCATCACCATAGATTGTGTAAAGAGGGCGGGGCTAGAAGCGAAAAGCCCCGCTGGCGCGGGGCTTTCGACTTGAACCCAATCAGAACTTCTGCCCGTTCCACCCGTAGATCACCTGGGCAAAGATGGTCAGTTCACCTTCGCGATCCGCCGCTACCTCAATCGGACGGTAGCGATCGTTGTCCGACAGGATGCTGAGCCCGTCGAGGTGACGCTGGATTCGCTTGATGTGCAATTGCCCGGACATCATGAAGAAGTAGATCGCGTCGCATTCGACTGCTGTAATCCCCACGTCAACCAGTAGTGGGTCGCCGTTCCTGATGGTGGGCGACATGCTGTCGCCGCGGCCGGAGATCAGCTTGATGTTGTCGATTGAGGTGTAGACCAGGTTTTGCCTCACCCAGGCAGCGTCCAGAGTCATTGAGTCGACGACACTGTTGAAGTCCGGCGGCTCGGTGCCAGGCCCCATTGAGCCGGCGACATCGAAGCGCTCAATACTGATTAGTGAGCGGTAGCTGGCTATCTTCTGCGCGAGTGGAACTGGTAGAGGTGCAATGTCGATCCGTTCAGTCGCCACCTTTGGCTCTTCGCCGTACTCTAGCCACTCCGGGCGGACGCCAAGTACTGATGCCGCCTTGAGCAGCTTGCCCTTGGCCAGTCCTCGTTTAAACCAGTTGTGGACGTTCTGGGACTCAGTCCCCATATCTCGTGCAAAGTCTGCGTAGGGAATCCGGCGCGAGTCCAGTTCGCGGCGGAGCCTTTCTCCTGATGTATTCATAAACAAAGAGTTTATCCACCTTGCGCTCCAGCGGAAATAAACGTAACGTTGAATAACGTTTATGTCTCTGCGGAGAATGTTTATGGCAAGTTCGCCACTCGAAAAAGCAATCCTCGCCGTGGGGTCTGCGAAGGCTCTTGCGCAGAAGGTCGGGGTCACCCCGATGGCGGTCACTCAGTGGAAGGTCCGAGGTATTCCGGCCAACCGAGTTCACTCCATCGTGGCTGCATGTGCAGGCGCTGTCTCAGCCGAAGAGTTGCGTCCTGACCTGTTCAAGGCTGCCTGACCATGTCGACGAGCAAGTTAACCCCCGAGCAAGAGTCAAGATCACGCGATTTCGAGGCGCTGTTCTTGAGCCAGCTTCTGTCGGTGGGCCAGAAAGTCGTTGCCGATTCAGTCGGCTTGAGCGAGTCGGCTATCACCGGGTGGAAGAAGGACGGCCTCATCGAGCGCTTCTGCAAGGCCGCCTCGGTGCTTGAGCTTCAGATCGTTCCCCAGCATGCGGTGGTCGTCAGCGCGGACTATCTCCGTTCGCTGGAGACGCTGGCCGAGCTGGGCCTCAAGGCCGAGAAGAAGCGGCCAGGACCGCTGGGTTGGGACTGAATGCCGTCCTTCCAGATCAACGACGAGGAGTGGGATGCGCTCTTCGACGAGCCGCATCAGCTGCTGAAGGTGTACTGCGCGATCCGGATGTTCATGGACTACAGGACCGGCATCGCTGGCGAAACCCGCCGCCTGAGCGAGCAGATGCTGATCGAGGTTTTGAGCATCCCGGCATCACCTGGGCGTCCTGCGCACAAGGCGACCCGCAAGGAGGCCCGCTACACCATCGATGCGCTGGTGCGCCGCGGCATGGTCGAGCCTATGCCCAGCATCGGTCCTTTCGTTTTCCACCTGCCGAAGGCTTCACGGGATCAATCCGCCTCGGAGAGGTGGGGCCATAGGTTTGACCAAGGTGGGGCCAGACCTGGGGCCCTAGGTGGGGCCAAGGATTTAGAGCCAGAAGCCCCGGAACTACTGGGCTACAGCGAAGAGCTTGGAGCAGGCGGGGCCAGAGGTGGGGCCGGAGGTTATTCCGAGGTGGGGCCAGAGGTGGGGCCCACTTCCGTTCTTCCTCCGATACCTCCTCCGTCACGTAACGCGCGCGAGGCCGAGCCGGTATCTGGTGCTGACCGATTCCCGATGCATGAGGCCTGGGTGCCGAGTGCGAAGGGGTGGGCGGCAACGCTGGTCCGCAACGGAATTGGGACCTACCAACTACGCGACGACGAGCTTCTCGAATTCCGCAGCTACTGGATCAACCGCCCCGAGAAATACCAGTCCCAAGGCCAGTGGGAGCACGAACTGGCACAGAAAATCCGCCGCAACCAGCGCTTCGACCAGAACAGGAGCAGCCATGGAAACCAAGCAGGAAACGCCGAAGGCCAAGCCGGCCATCGTGCCGCCAAGCGCGGCTTCTCTCATCGACAAAGCCCTCGCTCAGCCGTCGACCGCGTCAACGCCATCGTCGCAGCCAACGAGGCTGCCCGACAGGCTGCTGGAACGGCTCTGGGTGAAGATGACCGAGATGTACGGGCACCGCTGGACGTCGAGTTTTGGCGACAACCCGAACCCTGACGGCGCCTGGGCTACGGTGCTCCAGGGGCTGACCGGCCAGCAACTGGCCCACGGACTCAACATGCTGACGTTCATGGGCAGCCGGTTCGATTGGCCGCCGGCGGCGCCGACATTCCGGGAGCTCTGCTTGAGCGTCCAGCCGGAGTCGCTCGGTCTGCCGGACCACGACACCGCGTTCCACCAGGCTCTGGCGTGCCGCTACCGCCACCAGGTGGTCAAGGCCGCCGCCGAGGCCACCGGCGTTTTCGATCTGCGCACTGGCGAGGTGAACGACGATCGCCTCCGCAAGCGCTTCGGGTTCCACTACGCCGAGATGGTCCGGCGGTGGGCAAACAACATCCCGCTGAGCCGGCCCGTCGTCCACGCGATCGAGCATGACACCGGGAAGAGCTTGCTGGACCTGGCCGAGGATGAGGCTGAGCAGCATCTCCGCCGGCGGATGCAGGCCCAGGGCCTGGATGGGCTCAGTGGCGCCCAGGCGCGAGAGATGCTGTTCGCTCGGTGTGGGGCGCGCAAGGGAGGGACCACGCATGCATGAGGTTCTGGCGTTCCTCGGCGCATTGCGCGAGCTTCACCCCGACATGAATCGTTGGGGGCTGCATGGTGGCTGCTTCCGAGTGTACCTGGTGCTCAAGAACCGGTTCCCCGAGGCTGAGCCTTGGTATGACGGGGACCATGTCCTGACACGGATCGCTGAGCGTTTCTACGACATCCGCGGCGAAGTACAACCGAACAACCACCAGAGGATGGATCCGCTGGTGTTCAACCGCGCCTACGACTGGCACCAGCCAGCGCTCAGCGCAGAGCAGGCCGCGCAGGAGCAGCACGCATGACCGATGATCTTCAACCAGTGTTTTTCTCCGTGCCCGGCGAGCCTCAGGGGAAGGGGAGGCCTCGCATTGGCCGCGTCGGCGCCCATGCCCGGATGTTCACGCCGGCGAAGACCGTGGCGTACGAAGGACTGGTTGCCATGGCCGCACAGCAGGCAATGGCGGGGCGCCCGCCGATAACCCGGCCTTGCCTCATCGAGATATGGATGTACCACCAAGTGCCAGCCTCATGGTCGAAACGCAAGCGTGCCCAGGCTCTGGCCGGCGAGATCGCCGCCATGCGCAAACCGGATGCGGATAACTGCCTCAAGGCCATCTGCGATGCCTGCAACGGCGTCGTATGGCGTGACGATGTTCAGGCCGTCCGCGGCATATTCCAGAAGCTCTGGAGCGAAACGCCAGGCGTCCGAGTGAAGGTCGTACCTCTCATCGAGGGAGGTGCGTAGCGCTTGCGTACCGGTAGTGTCCCGCGAACCACATTCGAAGCGAGGAGCTTCACGGCCTTGGCGGAAGGTCACAGAACCACGATTTACGCGAATTGCGCGGTGCTGAATAAGGGGAAAAGGGTATGAAGTTGAACAGCGCGCGACAGGCTTGGCACGATGCGTTCCATGAGAGCCGTGACTCCGTGCTGGCGGTGGCCGCCGAGAAGGCCATGCTGGGCAAGCGGGGGCGAGTCGTCAACGAGACCCACCCGAGCCGCCGGGACACGAACGGAAGGTCGGCGCACATGCTGGCTGCGGGGCTGGTGCAGGCCGCGATTAAGACCTTGCCGAAGCCGCTGCAGCACTTCGGGCATACGCTGTATTCGCCCCTCGCTACTGGCCAGGATCTGAACATCGCTCACGCCCTGGTCTGGTTCACGGTTGAGTTGCCGACCTGCTCCGCGAAGCGCAGGGAGGTCTCTTATTGGATGGCTCTGGCCGCGGTGAGGAGCCACCAGGCGGCGGTCTACGGGCGGGAACCTTGGTCGCAGGGGCAGATCTGCGAGTTCGTCAGAGACTGGTTCGGCACCGCGCCGAGCGTGGCGCACTGGGCCCGAGACTGGGCGGTGATCTGGAACAGCCTGGCGGCTACGGTGGATAGCCTGGACGCCAAGGCGCTGCGGCCGGTCGCCGAGGTCGTCCGTCGGGCATCAGGCGCGGATCTACGACTGCGGGCCGGCTGGCGCTGGGTTGAGGTTGATCGCCGGCGGGTGCTGGAGCAGCGCGCGGCTGGCTATCTGGCGAAGCGGGAGGCGATGCAGGCCAGACTGCGCTCTCGACTGGAGGCGATGGATGAGCCGATGCTGCTGACGTGGTTTGAACGGATGCGCCGATACAACCAGGCATACCGGGAGGAGTGGGGCGAGGACACCTTTCTGCGGAAGGAGGCTCACGCCATGTACTGGGATCGGATCGATGCCTACTGGTCGCAGCGGCAGCGACTTAAGAAGCTCAAAAAACAGGCCGCTTGACGTTTTGGTGAGTGTTTCGGTACTGTTTTGTCACTTTGCACAGAAACACCCACACGAAAGAAACCCGGTCGACGCCGGGTTTTTTCGTTTCAGGCAGCCTGCTGCACACTCACGAAAAGACGCAAGCCTAAGACCCCTAACGCGGACTCCAACTGCTCCATCTTCGAGGTATGCAGAAAGTCGACGAGGCGGTCGACCTGTACTTGGGCGACGCCTAGAGCCCGGCATAGATCAGCCTTCCGCATGTCGCGCCGCATCATCTCGTTCCATAGAGCGATCTTCGCGACGGTCACCGCTGGAAGATGCACTACGTGCTCTTCTGGTTCTGGAGCGCTAGCCGCTGGAATTGGTCGGCGCTGATCAACGTAGAGCGACAATGTGGTTTCGATGGCATCAACGGCCTCGCCGAGTGCGTGCTCGACGGTGTTTCCGTAGCTGTTCAGCTCTGGAAGGTCTCGACAGAAAACGGCAACGCCAGGAGCGCTGTCGTCTTGCTCGAAACGGATTGCGAAGTTGTACATGGTTTCCCCTCTGGGTGACTGCGTTCAGCAGAGGGGGCTCTCAGAGCCCCAGTTGCTTGATGATCGCCTTGCGTGTCGGCTCCGGCATTTCTTTGGCGCCGTGATCTGCGAAGGTCGTTGTCTTACCGTTCGGGGCGGTCACCTTGAAGTGACTGCCCTTGCCGGCTTCGAAGGTCACACCTTGTGCCCTCAGCCAGCGTCGGAATTCGCTGAACTTCATCACCTCATCTCGTCTGAATCGTTGAAGCAAGAATACAACATTTTTGTTATTATGCAACATAAATGTTGTATCTCAGGAGGGCAGTCTCATGCCGTTCGTCGTTATCCCCCAGCCCTTCCCGACCAGCCCGCTGCAGACGCAGTTCGACACTGAGGATGAGGCGAACGCTCGGGCCCAGGCGATGGTCGAGGCCTCGCCGAAGCAGCCAGTCTACGTTGCTGAACTGCGCACGCTCTACCAGGGATCGGTCACCGTTAGTGCGTCGCCAGCGGTGAGCCAACCGAAGGGGCCTGAACAGGGCTGAAGATCACGCCACGCCGGGAGGCGTTGCTCAACCGTGCCGCACCGTCGGGATGACGTTGCTCAAGCACATCAGCCGGGTTCGCCCGGCACCTACTCAAAGGGCCCGACGTATGTGCGGGCCTTTCTTCATCTGGAGTATCCCCATGGCTGAACCGACGAGCAGCGGAGCAGTAGCAGCAGCCGGCGCCGTCGGGCTCACTGCCACAGCGATCATCCCGGGAGTCGACGTTAATGCGGTGATCGGCGGGTTCGCCGGCGCGCTGCTGTTCGTGCTTTGGGCCCACGACCTGACCATCGCAAGGCGCGTCGGCTACCTGCTTGCTTCTTGGGTGGGCGGCTACTACGCCGCCACAGAGGCTGTCGGTCGGGGTGCGACCCAGTTCTCAGGGCTGCCCGCGCTGGTCACCGCCGCGCTGATCGTCACCGTCATGATCGGCGTGCTCGACTGGATGATCGGTGGAAACGCGCCGCCGTGGCTCAGGATTGCTCTCCAACGCCTCGTCGGCATGATCAGAGGACGGAACGATGGTTGACCTGGTGACCCTTGCGGCGGCAGCCGTCTGCGGCGCTATCAGTTGCCGCATCTTCACGTACCAGCGCCACGGTGCAACGTACCGGTTCGGCGTCTCGCTCTGCGCGTACATCCTCGCCGCTGGGACCGGCATGCAGTCGCTGTCGATCACCCTGGCCGTTCTGATGTCGCGCCACGCTCCGCCGATCTCTCCCTATCTGCTGTTGGTGCTGCTGGTCTTGGCAGTACTGGTCTATCGCAGCAAGGGCAACGTGGCGCAGATACTGAGGTTGAACTGATGGCTCGAATTTCTTCAGAAGAGGCCGGCGGCGCGAACGTGGTCGCTTTTCTCGACATGCTGGCGTGGTCGGAGGGGACATCCACCTCGCCGGCAACCAGAGCAGACGGTTACGACGTGATCGTGACTGGACACGATGGCAAGCCGGAAATCTTCACCGACTACGGTACTCATCCGTTCGCCGGCGGGCGGCCATCCAAGCGGATTAACAGCAAGGGCCTGACGTCCAACGCTTCTGGCCGGTATCAGCAGATGTTGAGGGACTGGCCGCATTACCGCGTGAAACTGCAGCTCCCTGACTTCGGGCCAATCAGCCAGGACCGTCTCGCGATTCAGCATATCCGCGAATGCCGAGCCCTGGACGACGTCAAGTCCGGCCACATCAGTCGCGCCATCGAAAAATGCGCTCGCATCTGGGCCAGTCTGCCCGGCGCCGGCTACGGTCAGCGGGAACACTCGCTGCAGCGCTTGCTGCGGCAGTACCAGAAGGCCGGCGGAGACCTGGTGGCATGAAGGGGGCTGCGGATCCGCGCGTAGCTCGGACCATCGGCGAGGCTGCGGCCAATGGTGATGGCACGTTCAATGGTATTCGGCTGCTTTCCTGGCTTTCCGAAGTGCTGCATCCCGGACACGGGCTGTCCGTGGAGGAGGTTGAGGAACTGCACCAGCAGGTTCGACAGGAGCAGCAGAATGCAGGTTGACGTCATCCGCGCCGGCGCGCTGTTGCTGGTTGCTGCCATTGGCCTGGCTGTGGGCTGGCAGGTGCGGGGCTGGAAGGAGGTTAGCGACGCAGCCATTCGCCTGCAGGCCGAGCAGGATCGCCAAGCTCTGGCCCGCAGCGTCGTCGCCCAAGTCGCCGAGATCACCAACAAGGCAATCGCCGGCATCCGCGTCACCAACACCACCATCTACCAGACCGCCCGCCGGGAGATCGTCCGTGAACCGATGGATCCTGCTTGCCGCCTGCCTGCTGGCTGGATGCGCAACATCAACGCCGCCCGCGCCGGCAAGCTTCGACCAGAGCCTGCTGCAACTGTGTCCGGATCTGCCGCCGGTGCCGGTCGCCGCTGATGGGACCGGCGATCCTGCCGAGTTGGCGCTAGCGGACGTCGAACTGGCCGGCGAGTACCGGGCTTGCCAGCGGCTCCACCAAGGACTGGTCGACGCCGTCCGAGGGGTTATCCCTGTGCAGCCAGGCACCGAGGGTCAGCGCTCCGGCGGTGAGCCCAAGCAGGGGCAGTAGCACCGCTGCCCAACGGGGCAGAAGCGGGCGTAGCCAAGGCCAAGCCAGCAGCAAGGCGAACATGATGGAGGTTGCAGCGATTGCCATAGAGGGGTCCTCGGGTTGTTGGTTGGTCCATCAATGGTGGCGAGACCGGAGTGCCGTATGTCGTCAATCCGCCCCTCCAGAAGGGGCGAACCTCTGAGATTCCCTGTATGGCAAGCCAGAAAAAGCCACGCTCCCGCTTTGATTGGGAGGCGGTCGAGCGCGATTACCGCACCGGACGGTTCTCTAACCGCGAACTGAGCCGGTTACACGGCCCATCCGAAGGCGCCATTCGCAAGCGCGCCGCTGACCACGGCTGGCAGCGGGACCTGTCGGAGCAGATACGTCTCCGCGTCCAGGCGTTGACCGGGCGCGCCGCGGCTGAAGCCACCGAAGCGGCCCGAACGGACGCAGAAGTAGTTGAGCAAGCCGCTGAGGCCGGCGCAGAGATCATCCGCGGCCACCAGGTGCTGATTCGCAGGGCGAAGGATGTGACGGAGGGGTACTTGGGGCGGCTGGGGGAGCAGGTGGCTGCCGGCAAGCTGTTGATCCAGATCCGAGACAAGGTCGTTGAGGTGGATATTCCTCTTGACTACGTCGGCAAGAGCCTGGGGTACGCCACCGCGTCACTCGAGCGCCTGATCCGGCTGCAGCGGCAGGCTCATGGCCTGGATGCCGATGGCAGCGGCGATGAGGGCAAGTCGCTGGAGGACCTGCTGAAGGAGGTCGGCGGAGACGATGACCAGGAGTAACGGCGTGATCGTCGCCGAGGGTGATCGGCTGCTTGCGCTGCACAAGGATGGCAGGCTGAACAGTCGGGCTGACCTGATCCTGGCGCTGGCGAACAAGTGGTACCGGCTCAACGCGCTGTACAAGATCAAGGACAAGCACGGAAAGGTGCGCCGGTTCAGGCCGAACGCCGCGCAGCGCCGTCGCTTCACTGAGGGGCACGTCCGCGACATCATCCTGAAAGCCCGGCAGCTCGGGTTCACCACGTTCGAGATGATCGATGCGCTCGACGACTGCCTGTTCACTGCGAACTACAGCGCTGGGTGCATCTGCCATACCCTGCCGGACGCCAAGGACATCTACCGGAACAAGATCCGTTTTGCCTATGAGCAACTGGTGGGCTCGCCCTGGATGGCCATATTCCAGCGTATCGGTATGCGCTTGCCGCGCCCGCGGTCAGACAAGGATCAGGGCTACATCTTCGACAACGGATCGAGCATCCAGGTCTCGACCTCGTTCCGAGGCGGTACGTTGCAGCGTCTGCACGTGTCCGAGTTCGGGAAAATCTGCAAGCTCAGCCCGGACAAGGCGCAGGAGATCGTTACCGGTGCGTTCGAAGCCGTAGCACTGGGCTGTCGGCTTACCATCGAGAGTACCGCTGAAGGCCGGGAGGGCTACTTTTTCACGTACTGCGAACTGGCGCGCGCGATCAAGGATGCCGGCCGCCGGCCCACGGTCATGGACTGGCAGTTCCACTTCTTCCCGTGGTGGGGCGATCAGTCCTACCGGCTGGAGGAAATCGCAGAGGTCATCGTTCCCCAGTACCTGCATGAGTACTTCGCCGAGTTACTGGCGAAGCATGGTGTTCGTCTCGACCGGCAGCAGCAGGCCTGGTACGCGAAGAAGGCCGAGACCCTCGGCGAGGACATGAAGCGAGAGTATCCGTCCACGCCGGACGAGGCGTTCGACCAGGGGGTCAAGGGCGCCTACTACCTCACCCAGATGCGCTGGCTGCGGCAGCAGGGGCGTATATCCCAGACTGTCACATATAACCCGGCGCTGCCGGTGTTCACGGCCTGGGATCTTGGGATGGGGGACGCGATGTCCATCGTGTTCTTCCAGGTCCATGGGCTCGAGGTACGAGTCATCGACTACCTCGAGCACAACGGCGAGGGGATGGAGTACTACGGCCAGGCGCTGAAGAGATTGCCGTACAACTACGGCGGTCACTTCGCGCCGCATGACATCGTGGTGCGCGAGCTCGGTACCGGGAAGTCGCGAATGGAAGTCGCTGCCCAGTATGGGATCAAGTTCACGATGGTTCCGCGTGTGTCGCGCAATAGCGAGGGCGTTCAGGCGGTACGGCAGTTTCTGCCGGCGTGCTGGTTCGCCGAGGATCCTACCGCCGCTGACGCTGATGTCTACGCCGCCGACGATGGCGAACCTGTGTTTCGCACCACCGGCGTGTCGCGCTTGGTCGACTGTCTCGACAACTACCGCAAGGAATGGGACCCGAAGCTGGGGGTGTACCGCGACCAGCCGCGTCACGACTGGGCCAGTCACGGCGCGAAGGCCTTCGAGACGCTGGCGCGGTGCGGTGTATTCGAGCAACTGCGGACCACGGCTTCATCTAACTCCACCTCCAACACTGAGAAGGGCCGTCGAGCCTGGGGCGCACACACATGAGCCAGCATTTCACCGTCACCTGGAAGCAGGTCGCCGACATCATCGCGCGCCAGGTCGTGCCGTTTGCTGTGCCTGGCAGCCGCTTGCGCAAGGACATCGGGAATGTACAGGTCGGCGGACCGGTGATCATCAAGGAGGTCTCCGGCGAAGTACCTGCCGTGCTTCTGGCTTTCGAGATGGAGGGCGAGTACGGAGTAGAGCTGCAGGTCAAACTGCCTGAATTCGCTGCTGACCCTGCCGCCTATATCCGTGACCTACTGGAGAACTTGCGAGGCATCCGCTACAGCGCCGACCGTCGCCGACTCGGTCGCCAGGCGGAGATCGCTGCTGTCTACGAGGGGCTTCCCAATGGCTGAGATGGGCCTGCTGCAATTCAAGAGTGCTGCCCAGCTCAAGGCTGAACAGGATGCGGCTGATGCTGAAACTGCGGCAGCCCGCCGCCGCGACCAGGTGGAAAGCAACCTGGCAGCCCATATCCGAAAAGCCTTTGAGTCTGCGAAGACTGCCAAGCGGGAGATCGAGGGCCGGCTCCTCGACTGCGCGCGCCGGCAGAAAGGCGAATACGACGCCCAGAAACTGGCCGCAATACGTGAATCGGGTGGGAGCGAGGTTTACCCGAAGCTGACGACCACCAAGTGTCGAGCTGGCGCTGCGTGGATTCGAGACATCCTGATGCCGGTCACTGGTCGTCCCTGGGGCCTGGACCCAACGCCGATTTCCGACATCCCGGACGAGCTTCTTTCGCAGTTCGAGCAGGCGCTACAGCAGCGCATGGCTGCCGAGGCGCAGCAGGATGAACAGGGCCCGGGCCAGGGCGATCCTCAGTTGTTCAGCAGGGAGCAGATGAAGGCCAAGCTCCGTGAAATGATTCAGCAGAAGGCCAAGGAGGCATGCGAGGCGCACGAAGCCTTGATCGCCGACCAGCTTGCCGAGGGCGGTTGGGAGGAAGCGTTGGAGGACTTCGTCGATGACTTCGTCACCTACCCGGCCGCGATCCTGAAAGGCCCGATCCTTCAGAAGGTTACACGCTTAGGGTGGGGGCCTGACTGGCAGGTGGAAAAGGTCGAAGAAGTTCAGCCGATGTTCTTTCGGGTGTCGCCTTTCGACGTGTATCCATCCCCGGACTCTGCGGATGTCAACAGCGGCTCCTCGCTGATCGAACGGATCCGGTTCACCCGGGCAGAACTCAACAAGTTCCGTGGTGTGCCGGGGTACAACGACCAGGCGCTCATGGAGGTCCTGCGCGAGCATGGCACCGGAGGTCTTCGTGAATGGCTGGCGACGGACGCCGAGCGTGCCAGGTTGGAGGATCGTCCTCATGAGTGGATGCTGGGAGGGGAGACCATCGAGGCGCTGCAGTACTGGGGAGGTGCTCAGGGCTTGATGCTGCTGCAATGGGGGGTAACGCCTGATCTGGTGCCGGACGCCCTGGCGGAGTACGAAATCGACGCAGTACTGATCGGTCGGCATGTGATTCGCTGCGTGATCAACCGTAACCCGCTGGGCGGGCGCCCGTACAACAAGGCGTCATTCCAGAATGTCCCAGGCAGTTTCTGGGGGCGTAGCGTCCCCGAACTGATGGAGGACGTTCAGGACATGTGCTGCGCAGCTGCGCGAGCGCAGGCCAACAACATGGCGTTCGCCAGCGGGCCTCAGGTCGAGGTCGACGAGGATCGCCTGCAGCCAGGTGAGAACCCTAACGAGATGTTCCCGCTGAAGCGCTGGCGCGTGAAGTCCGGGCAGACTCCGGGAGCGGGTGGCGGGGCGGTGGCCCCAGTGATTCGCTTCTACCAGCCGGCCAGCATGGCCGGCGAGCTGATGGGCGTATACGACGCCTGGGAGAAGCGAGCGGACGATGCCACGAACATCCCGCGCTACATCTACGGCAGCGAAAAGGTGGGCGGCGCAGGCAACACCGCATCCGGCTTGTCGATGCTGATGGAGTCGGCGAACAAGGGGATCAAGGACGCGATCCGCCACATCGACCGCGGCGTGGTTCGTCCTGTCGTCGGCGCGCTCTGGCTGCACAACATGCAGTATTCGGACGACGAGTCGATCAAGGGCGACTACAACGTGGTCGCGCGCGGGGCCAATGCCATGCTTCAGCGGGAGCAGACGCTGCAGGCCCGCCAGCAGTTCCTGGCCGGCACCAATAACCCGATCGACATGCAGATTATCGGCATGGAGGGGCGCGCCAAGCTTCTGCGGAAGGTTGCGGAGAGCCTGGACATGCCGGACCTCATTCCGACGCCGGAGGAGCTGAAGGCGCGCACCGAGCAGCAGCAGAAGCAGCAGGCTGAACAGCAGGCGGCCGTCGCACAGGCAGAACAGCAGCAGGCCCAGGCCGAGACCCAGCGCACCCTCAGCCAGTCCACCGAGAGCGAAGCCAAAGCCGCGAAGACGATGGCTGAGGCACAGCGCTTGGGCTTGGAGAACGGTGCCGCCGTAGCCCAGCTTGCACACGCAGGAGGTCAGACCCTTGAAACTCTCGGAACGGCAACTGCAAGCCCTGGCGAACCTGGCCAGCAGCCCGGACTTCCAACTGGTGCTGGACCTGATTCGGACGGACCTGGCGGAGTCGCGCCAGGTGCTGGAGACGGCGGAGGTGCCGCTGCTACTCCACCGCAGCCAGGGGAGGGTGGCGGTCTGCTCTGAACTGCTGGAGCAGTTCGACAACGCCCGCGACAACCTCAACAGGGTCCGTAGGACCTGACCCAGAACGGCCCGCCCAGCGCGGGCCTGTCTTTTTCCGCGTAGCCAGAGGAAAGCCGCCTCGCCAGGCGTTTTTTCTGTGGCTGCTCTCCAGTGGCCAGGCCAGCCGCTGGAACCCGCACCGCATCAAGAAGCCCGGACATGCCGGCTCTATCCCAAGGAGACCCCCGTAATGAGCAATCTGCCCCGTTCCGTTCAGGCGCAAATCGACGCTGCCGAAGCGATCCAACAGGACCTGATGAAGGCCGGCGAGACGCCCGCACCCGAAGCGGATTCCGAGTCTGCAGTACCTGATGCCGCGCCGGCTGTCGATTCTGCGCCCGACAAAACGGTTGACCCTAACGCGCAACCCGCCGCACAGCCGAGTCCTGCGGCCTTGGAGCGCGAGAACGATGCCGCCTACTGGCAGCAGCGTTTCCGCGTCATTCAAGGCAAGTACGACGCTGAACTGCCGGCGCTGCGCAAGGAGATCAACCGCCTGACCGAGGCCCTTCAGCAAGCCCAGGCCGCCAAGCCGCAAGAGCCCACCCCGACCAACGACGTGCAGCGTGCTGCTGCCGACCTCACGGAAGAGGAACTGAAGAGCTACGGTCCGGAACTGGTATCGATCATCCGTCGCGTCGCTGCCGGCATGACCGCCGGCAACCCGACCGACCTGGCATCTGTCCAGAGCGAGGTAGCGAACCTGCGTGAAGCCACCAGCCAACTGGCCGCCGATCGCGTTCGCGAAGCGCAGGAACGGTTCTTCGAGGACCTGCGCCGCCTGGTACCGGACGTGCTGGAGGTGAACAGTTCGCAGGACTTCCACCTCTGGCTCAGCCAACTGGACCAGATCACCGGAAAGGTCCGCCAGCAGTTGCTCGAGGAAGCCCAGGAAGCGAACGACCCGCACCGCGTTGCGGCGATGTTCCAGGCATTCAAGAACACTCTGTCGCAGAAGTCCCCCGACCCTCAGCCCCGCCGGGAAATCCCGGCGGATCAAATTCAGCCAGCACCGAATCGCAGCACGGCAGCACCTGTACCGCAGGGCGAACGGTGGTGGACGAATTCAGAGATCAACCAGTTCTACAAGGACAAGGCCTTGGGCAAGGTCGACTCGGCGAAGGCGGCAGAAATCGAAAAATCCATCCAGGCGGCGGTGCAAGAGGGCCGTATCCGGCAATAAGCCCCGCCTGGTAACGCCGCGAGGCGTAACCCATCAGGAGATCCAACATGTCCGGTCCAACTCGTGCTGCTGGCCATCCCGACTACAGCTCCACCGGAACCGCCGGGTTCATTCCGGCGCTCTGGTCGGGCAAACTGGTCGAGAAACTCTATGCCGCCACCGTCTTCGGCGAGATCGCCAATACCGACTACGAAGGCGAGATCAAGAACCAGGGCGATACCGTCAACATTCGTACCGTCCCGTCCATCACCATCCGCGACTACAAGATCGGCGGTGGCCTGACCTACGAGAAGCCCACCAGCGACAAGGTCCAACTGCAGATCGACCAGGCCAAGTACTTCGCATTCGAAGTTAACGATGTCGACGCCTACCAGGCTGATATCAAGCTCATGGACGAGTTCAGCACCGACGGTGGCGAGCAGATGAAGATCGCCATTGACTCGCAGTTGCTCGGCAAGCATTACGCCGATGCCGCTGCGGCGAACAGTGGCGATGCCGCCGGCGCCAAGTCTGGGAACATCAACCTGGGTAAGCCCGGCGTACCGGTCCAGATCACTAAGGAGAACATCCTGGACGTGATTGTGGACTGCGGAACGGTGCTCGATGAGCAGAACGTGCCGGAGCAGAACCGCTGGATCGTCCTGCCCGCCTGGATGAACGGCATGCTCAAGAAGTCCGATCTGCGCGATGCATCGATCATGGGTGACTCGACCTCGGTGTTCCGCAACGGCAAGGTCGGGATGCTGGATCGCTTCACCGTCTACATCTCGAACAACCTCACGGCCGTGAACGATGCGACCGCCGGCAAGAACGCCAACAACGTGATGTTCGGCCACAAGAAGGCGCTGACCTTCGCAAGCCAGATGACCCAGATGGAGACCCTGCCCAACCCGCAGGACTTCGGGAAGCTGGTCCGGGGCCTGAACATCTACGGCTCGAAGTGCATCGACCCCAACGCGATCGGCAACCTGTACGCCAGCCGCTGATCCGCTCGGCGCCCTTCGGGGCGCCTTTTCCCGAGGAGACTCAGATGGACAAGAAAGCGATTCTCGATCTGATCGAGCAGGCCAAGACGGCCGATAAAGACGCCCTGGTCGCGATGCTGAAGGACCTGGGGTTGCCGATCGACAACCGAAAGGGCGAGGAGAAGCTTCGCGGCGAGATACTCGCAGGTCTTGAGGCAGCCTTCGACAGCCTGCCCGGTGGTGGGGCTGAGGCTGCGAGTGCTGGCGTGGACAGCCAGGCGGCTCCGGATATTCAACCCCCCGAAGCGCAGGGTGGAGATGCCGGAGCCACCGAAAGCGGTCTTGATGAGGCCGCTGGTGGAGGCGCGAACAGTTCCACCCAGCCTGCTGCGGCACCGGCCGTAGCTACGGCGCCGTCCCACGTCGAAGGCGACCAGGTGCGCATCAGCCAACAAACTGTGAGCGACGCGGCTGTCTCGGCGGCTAGCTTTGGCGGTGCCGGGACTCCCTTGCCATCACTTGATGAGGAGGAAGAGGAGGCACCGGAAGACGATGATCCGACCGTGGAGGAGAAGAATCGCCTGATACGCAACACCGTGACGGGCGTCACCTTCATCTGGACCCCGGAACTGGCGAAGCTCAACTACATGCGCGAGGTGTGAAAAATGGCTGTGACAACGGTAGGAAGCCTGATCTCGCGGGTGAAGTTGATCCTTCAGGAGGTGACCAGCAACGGTACTCGCTGGGCGAACACCGAGCTGCTGGGCTGGCTCAATGAAGGCTATGCCGCTATTTGTAATGTCAAGCCCTACGCAAGCTCTGTCACAGCCGAACTCACCTGCAAGGCCGGAACCCGGCAGACGATTCCTGCCAATGGTTTGCGCCTGCTCGAGGTTATCCGCAACACCGCCACCGGCACTGATGGGCTTAGCATCACGCAGACCACGCGCGGTGCGATCGATTCGACTCGGCGTAGTTGGCATGGGGAGACTGCAGCGCTGGCGGTAGAACAGTTCGTTTTCAACGAGAGCCAGCCGAAGGAGTTCTACGTCTACCCGCCGGCGTTGGCTACCAGCAAGATCGAGATCGTCTACTCGGTCGTGCCGGAGGGGCATGCTGCATCGGAAGCGACCAACACCTCAACCGAAGTGATTCGGCTCGATGACTCCTATGCCCCGGTGCTGGTGGACTACATGCTCGCCAGGGCCTATGCCAAGGACGCCGAGCATGCGGCGAACCTCAATCGATCGACGATGCACTACCAGATGTTCCTCACGGCTCTGGGGTCGAAGGCGCAGATCGAGCAGTTTGAAGTTCCCCGTCCTGGGCTCGTGGCCTCGCAGCAGCAGGTAGCGCAATGAACCTCCAGCAACTGGCGGATCGCATCATCCCCGATGTGCCTGGTGCTGTCCTGGCCTCGGTACGTGATGCCATTGGTTGGGCGCTCCGCGATCTGTGCATCGATGCCGGGGTCTGGACCGTTGACGTTCCGGTTGTTGTTGGTGAGCAGGTACTTACCGTGCCCAGCGGGGCTCTGCCGGTTCGTGTGCTGCACATTCGTACGGATGGGGCCCCGGCGCGCTGCGAGATGTTCCAGCCAACGCCAGAGAGACTGGTCGTTAGATCTGGCCCGGATGCCATGACTGCGACTGTCGTGGTGCAGCCGGAACTGCCGATCGTTGAGAGCGCCCTTCCCGGATGGCTGCTTGATCTCCATTTCGAGTGCCTGCAGACCGGGGCGCGGTACTACTTGCGCCGTATGCCCAGCAAGCCATGGACGGACATGGATCTGGCGCTGATGGATCAGCGAGCTTTCCACGGGCTCTGCACCAATGCTCGGTCGCTGACCTGGGCCGGACACCAGGCTGGCAGCATCAGGATGAGGACACCACGCGCATGACATCTATCGCTATTGCCAGCTTCCGCGGTGAGTTGCCTGCCCTGACTCCGCGCCTGTTGCAGCCAACAAATGCCCAGGTCGCCCGAAATGTGAACCTGCGGAAGGGGTCGCTGCAATCCGAGACCGGACCCGCTCCGGTAAGCGGTATCGGCGGCGTCGCCAACCCCTCATCGATCTACCGGTATCCGTTCGGTAACAACGGAGCAGGGTATTGGTTCGCGTGGGGGGCTGGCCAGGTCGTTGATGCCGCGAAGTCTCCGCTGGCTCGCGATGCGTGGTCGAGGGTGTACTGGACGGGAGATGGATTTCCGAAGTATGCGCCGATCGGCGTCGCAACACAGGGCGCAGGGCCTTACCCTTCTGCCTTCTACAGACTTGGCATCCCTGC